TTTGGAATATGTGGCTACCCTATCGGTAATCATGATTACCCACAAGTGGTGGCAAGACTGGTGAGGAAGGCTAGGCTGCTACTTATTAGGGAAGCTTTGAGACAGTCGGAGACGGACGTGTATATTATTCACTCCACACCCAGCGAGTCGGCACTACTGCGCTATGCGGAAGCCGGGTGCGAGTTTAAACGCGTTGATCCTGGTGAGGCGATTGTTCGTGAGCGGTGTGCTCGCCTGCGCCCGAAATCGTTCATGCTTGGTGTGGATAAATACTATGAGAGTATGCGTAAGAAACCCGCGCCTGTCACCCCTGATGGTGGTGGCGGTTCGGGTTTTTGGGGCTAGAGTTTGAGAGGTAAAACATATGGCCAGAATATATGATGGTAAGGAATACCCGGAGGATTGGCTGTCTGGGGGCCGGTTCGTTTACGATTCCTACCGGGAAGAACCCAAGTCCGTGAGCATGGAAAATCTTATCATTATCGCATGCCGTCAACGTGACCGTATTGACCGCTTGAAACGCGAGTATGGCAAGATTGTGCGGGGTGTGGTGAAGCAGGTTGAGGAAGAAAAACCTAAGAAGAACGCCAACAACATTGATGATGAGGATGACGAGCTGCCCCGCTATATCGTTGTCGTGGACTCTTTGATGGGGGAGATTCGCAACCAAGAAGATCTATTCCGCAAAACCATTAACGACGTGGAACGGCACCGCATCAACGCCGTGAAACAGATAAGGAATGAAAAAGACAATGGTGACAGCTACTACGTCGATGGTAAAGAGAAAGCCTTTTCCGAAATCATCGGCTCACAAAACTTTAAGGGGTAAACAGACACCGTATAATTTGCGTGAGGCCCCCGCCTACGATCATGGCGAGGGGAGGGAGATTATTGCTTTCGCCAAGATCATTGGTGTCGAGTTGATGCCGTGGCAAGAGTACGATATTTTGGCCATGTGCAGCAAGAATGAGGTTGGCGGATACGTCCACTCCGACAACATTCTTATTATCCCTAGGCAGAATGGTAAGAGTCTGGGCATCTCCCTTATCTGCCTGTACCGTGCCATAAAATACGGTTGGCGCATACTATACACAGCCCAGCTGTGGGATACGGCCAATAGCATTTATTTGAATCTGCTTGGGGTAGTGAAAGCGTTCCCCCCACTGGCGGACATGCTTACACGTTTTTCAGGCTCCCAAGGCAAGGGTGTGCTTGAGTTTTCGGGTGGCGGGGTAATTTTTTTCCAAACCCGCGGCGATGATACGGCCCGTGGTATCACGAAAATTTCGTGTGTTGTCTATGATGAGGCCTATAACTTGACCGATGGTTCCGTGGCTGCTATTAACTTCACTACCCAGGCGGCTGATGATCCACAGTTTTTCTATATTACCTCAGCTGTCCATAAGGCTTTCAAAGCCCACCAGGACGGTAGGGTCATTTCGGCGATGCGTAGGCAGGCGTTGGCGGGGCCTGACCCCGTTGACCCCATCTACCTGGCAGAATATAGGGCGCCTGGTGATGCTAAACCTGATGTTGAAGAAACCTGGATCCTGGCGAACCCGTCCTATGGGTTCATCATGGATGAGACGAAGATTAGAAAACAGATGAAACGCTTGAACACCGAGATTGGTAGGATCAATTTTGGTGTCGAATGCCTAGGTTGGGGCGACTGGTTCAATGATGAAGACGATGAAGATTTTACACCAATTATTGATTATTCCGATTGGGAAGCTGCTACAGTGGCTGATCCCGTACTGTGTAGTGTCGGGGCTGTGTCTGCTGTTGGCATTGATGTTGACCTGGGGGCTGTTGGCTGTGCGCTTGTAAGCGCGGAGAAAATGGCTGATGGGAGATGGTTTTTGTCCCTGGCCCCCCGTGATGAGTTTGACCGTGTGGGTGTTGTTGCCGATATTGAGCGGGTGATTGGGCTTCGTGACCCGATTGGGTTTGCTTATGACCAGAAGGGTGTTGCGGAGACTTGCACGGCACTTTTTGAGCAGCGGGGTTTGGAACCAACACGGTTTAATAAAACCGAGGTTTCTAAAGCTTATATGTTGTTTATGCAATTGTGGCGTGATGGGAAGATCAAGCATGATGGTTCACCCCGTTGGGTTGATGCCCTGTCGGTGGTTTCTGAGAGAGATATTCAGGATTCGGGTAAGGCGTTGAAACGCAATAATCCGGCCGGGTGCCCTATCATTGCCGCGTCGTTTGCGTTGTTGTTGGCAGCGGATTACAAGCCGGCCGAGGTTGATGTTCGGCGTGCCCCTAGGGTTTCGATGCGCATTTCGCGTAAGCGTCGTGGTTTGTGATTTTGGTCACGCCCTGGTTTGCCTTGTGTGGGGCTGTCGTCATGTGGTCTATGTGATTGTTCATTCTTGATGGTTGCCTCGCCTATGGGGCTGCTAGACGGCTTAAACAACGTTTGCCCTGGTGGGCAGGTTTACTACTGAAAGGTTAATGGAAAATAATGGGGTTACGAAAGTTCTTTGCAAAGTTCAAGCCGAAGCGCACTAAGGAGATCGGCACCGCCACCCCCACGGGGGGGTACCATGGGTACCAGCGTTTGAACGATACGAACCTTGATTTGCGGTTCCCCCGTAACATTGCGGTTTATAATAAGATGCTTAAGGAAGACGAACAGGTGTCAATGGCATACTCTGCCTGTACGCTTCCCGTGTTGCGCGCCAAGTGGCACATTGATTCGAATGGTGCCGACCCCGAGGTTGTACAGCGGGTGGCGCAAGACTTGAAACTACCTATCCTTGGTGTTGATTCGCCCCCGGTGACCAGGCTTTCTAGCGGGGTTTCATGGCAAGAGCACCTACCCCAAGCGCTGCTTGCCTTGGTGTTCGGCTTCGCCTACTTCGAACAGGTGTATGAACAAGACGAAACCGGTTGGCACCTGGTGAAACTCGCCCCCCGCTGGGCTGACACTATCTCGAAGATCAATGTGGATGAGAACGGTAACTTAGAATCCATTCAGCAAAAGAGCGTGCGACTAGAAGACGGCACCGACCTTGCCCCCGTGATACCCGTTGATAGCCTAGTCGGCTACGTGTATCGCCCCACTAATAGCGATTGGATGGGCACCAGTATTCTTCGCCCCTGCTATCGCCCGTGGCGGCTTAAGGACGAGCTGCAACGGCTTCAATTAAAAACTCTTGAGAGAAACGGCATGGGCATACCCGTCTATATGGCGTCGAAAGAAACCCTGTTGGGGCGTCCCGAGGATTTGCAAGACGAAATTGATAGGGGTCAAGAATTAGTTGAGGCTATCCGCGCCGATGATTTTGCCGGGGTGTCAATCCCCCCCGGCGCATCATTCGAGTTCAAAGGCGTTTCTGGTCAACTGCCGGACGTGTCGGGTGCTATCAAATCATACAATGATGCTATCGCTAAAAGCGTGCTAGCACACTTCCTAAACCTTGACGATGGTGGCGGATCGTACGCTTTGGCTGACACGCAATCCTCATTCTTCACACAGTCGTTGCAAACCATTGCGGACTGGGTGGCGTTGACAGCGCAAAAGTATATTGTTGAGGATTTGATAAGCCTAGCATTCCCGGAATACAAAGGTCCCGTGCCCCTCATCAACTGCGACCCTATCGCATCAAACAGTGAGCTGAAACCTGAGATGTGGCCTAACGCCGTTGCGGCAGGGCTGGTTGATCCTAACGACCCCGTGACGCGGAAATACTTTCACCGTAAAATGCAAATCCCTTGGTCTGGTGACACCGAAACTAATAATATTGATAATGACGAGGGCGATGTTTTGTTGTAGTATGTTATAATATTCCGCATGAATGAATGGAATTTCTTTTCCGACATTTCCGATTGGGATGTTGACCTGGCAGGATTCCGTGAATTCATCAACCAAACCACCGAGGAACCGTTAATAATTAATATTAATTCCTACGGTGGTGACGCAATGCTTGGTATTGCTATCGCTAATATTATTCGCAGTAGTGAAAATAGTACGGTGGCGAATATTTGGGGTATCGCAGCGTCGGCTGCCAGTGTGGTAGCGGTGGCGTGTGACCGTGTTGTTATGCAACCGTCCGCAACCCTCATGATCCATGATGCTTGGACGTGGGACGCCGGTGGGACTATCCCCGAATTAGATTCCACCCGTGAGCAGCTTAATCAGTTGTCGGATCAGATTGCTGATATTTATGTTTCTAAGGCTGGTGGGACACGTGAGCAGTGGCGTGAGTTGATGGGTGCGGAAACTTTTTACACTGGTCAGGCGGCTGTGGAGGCTGGTTTAGCTGATGAGGTTGTGGCCAGTGACACCGGTGATGGTGCGGAAAATAAGAGTTTGCGTAAAATTGTTAATATGCATAAACGCATGTTTGCAGCTAAGCTGCGTGAGCATGCTGTTGATGCTGATGATGGTTCCGAAAATGAGGATGTTATGGAGCTGAAAGACCAGCTTATCAAAATTTTAGAATTAGATGATACCGCCACCGATGACGATGTTATCGAGGCCGTGCAAAAGCTTGTAGACGACAGCAAGGATAAAGAGGAAACCACTAAGAGTGACGAGCCGGAAGAGCCGAAGCCGTCGGAAAATTCTTTGCCCAAGGGCATGGTTGCCGTTGATGAATACACCCTGTCTGAGCTGCGTAAAAGCGCCGACGCTTTGAACAAGATGCGTGAGGAAGCACGGCGTGCTGAGGTTGTGAACCTTGTGGATGAGGCTATCAATTCGGGCCGCATTTCAGCTAACGGCAAGGACGCTTGGGTTAATTCTCTGCTGCATGATTTTGAGGGCGGTAAGGTTCTGCTTGAGAATCTTGCACAGTCCACCCCGGTGAAGCATAGTGGTGTTCGCGGCTATGAGAATAAGGGCAAGTCGCACAGTTTGCGTTCCGGCTTGAAGGTTCGACAGATTTTCTAATAGGAAGATTGAATATAGATGACTAATCAAATTTTGACCGGTAACGCTTCCTTTAAGGCTGCTGCCGATGTTGTCGGCTACCGGTGTGTTAAACTCACTGGTGACGGCGTTGAGCATGCGGGTGCTAGTGATGATGTGTATGGTGTTGCGATTCAGAACGCCTATAAGACCCCGGTTGTGACCATTGGCCAGACTGACCGTGTGACCGTGGTGACCTCCCCCGCTATTATTAATATTGCCTGTGATAGCACGGACGATTTGAAGACCGGGAATAAGGTGTACGCCGCGGCTGATGGTAAGGTTGCTAAGGCGGGTACGAAGCCGGTTGGTTTTGTTGTTCGTAAGGGCCGTAAGCATGTGTCGGTTCGGCTAGTGACCCCACTGGCCTGATAAGAAGAAGGTGAGAAAATGGCTTTTATTCTAGGTGAAAACAGTGGCGGTTCCTACACGGTGTCTGACTATGTGGACGAGCCGGAGCTGATTGTTGATGAGATTGTGAGCATTGTTCAGGATGCCGCTATCGAAAACGTATTCTATTCTGATGATGGTGAAACCACAGCTAGCGCCATTATTTTCAAGCAGCGCGTGTCACCGTTCCTGTCCGAGAGCCCGCATGAGGTTGCGGAGTTTGAGGAAATCCCCACCGCCGATATCCGTGTCGGTGATGATAAGGTGGAGAAGGCGTTTAAGATTGCGGAGGGTTTGCGTGTTTCTTATGAAATGATTAAGGACAATCGCATCGACCTGCTGTCGCGTGGTGTTGAGCAGTTGGCTAACGGGTTCCTGTATGCTAGTGCACGCCAGGGCCTGGATCGGGTGAAGGCAGCTACCGATGAGCATAGCCAGGTTGTGACTGCTAGTGTGCCGTGGTCTACTGTGACGGCGGAGATTGGGCAGGATGTTTTGCGCGCCTGTGCAATGGTCTCATCTGCCCTTATTGATGGCGATGTGGATGATGAGCGCAAGGCGGCCCTTGGCTACACCCCTGACACCATTGTGATGCACCCCTCGGTGTGGTACAACATTATTGGCAATAAGACTATCCAAGCTGCGTTTATTGGTGCTAACTCTGGGGATAATCCCTATTTTAAGGGTTTCCAACCCTACAAGCCGTGGGGTCTGGATGTTGCTGTGAGCCAGTATGTTGACCCGAAGCAGGTGTTTGTTTTGCAGGCCAAGAAGCCGGGTGGTAAGAAATTCTTAGACCGTCCACAGGTTACCCCCCTGTACTCGCCCTATGGTGATAGTAGTATTGGTGGCGCAACCATGGAGTACCGGTCTGATATCATGGAGCGTTCTATCCGTGCCCTGTATGATCCTAAGGCTGTTGCACGGATTCAGGTGGGCTAATCATTATGAGGATTCGCCTAAAGATCGGGATTTGGTGGCAGCCCACGGATGATGGTGGCGAGGTGTTGCGTAAGCGTGGTGATGTGTTTGATGCCCACCCGCTTGACGCCGCCCGCCTGATTAGTTCGGGTGTGGCTGAGGATGCTAACGCGAAGCATGACAAGGTTGAGGCTATCAATCTCGGCTTGCCTGAGGTTCCGTCAGTCGATGACGATAACCCGGACGATGACAATAGTGACCCCGCCGATGGCAGTAAACGCCCTGCACAAGCCGCTAAGGTTGAGTTGTGGCGGCAATATGTTGCCAGCCTTGGGGCGCAAGAGAAAGACATTAAAGGTTTGACCAAGCCTGAGCTTATTGCTATGGCCGATAAGCTCAGCTGATAGGAAGGTGGCGGGGTGGAAAAGTTATCGGTTGATGATATTGGGGTGATGATGCCCCGCCCCTTCCTTCCCGGGGAGAAGGACAGGTGCCGCGCCTTAATTGATCTGTCTTATGAACGGATTGAGTTCGAATTTGCCAGGCGCGGTTTAGTGCTGGCTGATGAGATTGTTTCTAAGCCATGGTTGATAGCCGCGGTCAAAATTGTTGTGCGCACAATGGTTGTAGAATCACTACTAACCGGCGTGAACATCAACATGGTGAGCGTGTCATCAACCACGGGGGAACAATCCGACAGCGCAACCTTTGCAAAAACCGGGACAGAAGGGTTCGGGGGCGTGTTCCTCACTGAAAGGATGCTGCATGTTTTGGGGCTGCTACATATTAGCCCTCGCTATCGTGGAGGGGATATTGTCCCATTCCCGGAGAGCAGAAGGGTGAACCTGTGGAGCGGATAAGAATTTTTGACCCACCCGAGATTGGGTATGATGGTTCGATTATCCACAGCGCTAACTACACCGAGGTGCTGGGTGTCCCGCAGTATGATACGGGCCATGAGGTTCAGCACAAGGATTATGGGTCAACGGCGCAGCGTCTTAGGGTTTTCTTACCCGCGGGGTTGCCGATAGGGCCGAATCATGAGCTTGAAATCCGTGGGGTCAAGTACAAGATTTTGCACGCCCCATTCGATTGGGCTATAGGTCGAGCCCCTTGGTTTCAGCGCCACTCCCCCATGATTGAGGTTATGTGTGAAAGGCGTGATGTTGATGGCTGATAAATTCGCGTTCCGGTTGGATAGTGATGCTATCAATGCGATGTTGCGTGAAAACTTCATGAGCGTGGTTGAGGCTAAGGCGGCTGAGGTTGCGGCCAATGCTAGGGGTATTGCGAATCCGAAAATGCCGGTCGCATCTAGAAGTGAGGTCAATAAATCAGGCAGGCCTGTTGGCCTGGTGACGATCATGCACGCTGGTGGTTTGAACTCGCAAGCGAAGCATGGGACCCTGACCAAAGCGGCAACACAGGCGGGGCTTGATTTGAAACGGTATGGGGGCACAAAGTAAATGCTGGAAAAGGATAAACGCCTGTTCATGTCCCAGGATGCCACCGCCAAGGTGCGTGAGTTTCTGGCACAAAACGAGGCTTTCAAAAAGCGCACATCAGCAATGCTGCCCCTCAAATACTCGCCCCAAAAAAACGGTTGGCATGTTACCGTCCAATCCGATGGTGTCATTTCCGGGGGTAAGGGCTTCACCGTTGAGGTGGTGCGCGTCACAGTGCATTCATATGATATGCCTTCCGCAACCCGAATCATGCGCACAATCGACGCAGCCCTAATATCCTTTGGGGGCAGGTGGAAACTAGGGGTGCAAGCCTCGACAAACATCATCACCACACCGGACAGTAAACTTGGGGGATACGTTTCTTCCGCAACATATAATATTTTCGTGAATAGGATTACGTTATGAGCATTAAGCAACGCGAACCGCAAAACGTGAAAACGATCACAGATGCGGTGGTGTACATCAGTTATGCTGATGATCCGAAGGTGAGTAAGAATGGTGTGCTGGATCACACTTGGATGACTTTGGGTATTCTTAAGGATGACCAAGAAATTGATTTGAACCGGGCGATGGAGATTCAGGAAACCAAGGGCTTGGGCATGGGCACCGTGGCGGTGACCGGTAAGCCTGGTTCGGTGATTCTTAAGGTTCTGGTTCTTGAAGAGAATGATGCTGTGCAATCCGTGCTATGGCCGGACCGCACACGGGGAACCACGCCGTCGAAGCGGATTGATGGGGCCGAGATTCTTTTGCACAGCGCTAAGCTGGCCCGCCCGTTCGTTGCCGTGGAGTACGAGTTTAACGACGGCTCACACCGTATCCTGGCGTCCCGTACCCGTACCGCGGCTAAGGGCGAGAATCTGAGCAAGGGCCAAGAAGCTTCTGGTACCGAGATCGAGATCAACGTTCTACCGGACACGTTCAAGGCCGTGTTCGAGAAGCTGGATTTTGTGCCGGATGAGAAGCAAGAAATCATTGATCTGGAGCGGTTCACCGCTACCTTGCCGCAGGCCAAGAAGCTTGTTAAGCTTCCCGCCGGGGCTACTGGCGGTACCTGGAATCTGCGCATCAACTACAACGAAACCAAGGATTTGGCGCATGACGCTAACGCCGATAAGGTTAAGGATGCTTTGCGTGAGATTGCGGGCGGCGAGGAAGCAACAGTTTCCGGCTCCGCTACTGCCGGTTTCACGGTCGAAGCGTTCGAGGGCATTCTTGCCGCAGTGAGCCATCTTGAGGGCGCGACTGGCCAGATCACGGTTGAGGACGCACCGTAAAATAAGGTCACTGTGACATTAATGGGTGATGTTATTACATTATCCTTAACGTCACTGTGATGATATAAACATGGGGTTTAGGGGCGCACCCGACACCAAGCCGCCCCCACTTTTCAACAATCAATAACTACCTAGGAAAGGTTCACCCTAATGAGCGCAACCCAAAAAGAAGCTGTGGAAGAAACTACCACCGTCGAAATCACCGCAACCCTACGCGGCCAAGAAGTCACCGTCACGATCCCCGCCACCCTCGAAGACATGAGCCTAGATGCTTACGATTCTTTCTGTGATAAGCCTGTGGCTGTGTATCGGGATATTCTTTCCCCGGAGGATTGGGGCAAGATCAAGGCTACCGGCGCAACGTTGCGTGATTTTCAGAAGCATGTTGTCCCCCTTATTGATAAGGAATGGGGACTTACGGGAAAATAGAATTACTCCCCTATATCCGTGAGCATGAGGACCTTGTAGAGCAGGACCTTGCTTTTATAGGTATTGACTATCGTGATTTTTGGCGGCCCAAAGGCGGCAAGTCACGGCTCACCCTGAGGCGGCTATTGGTGCTGGTAGATGGCTTGGATCGTACCCGGTCAAGGTTTTGGTCGGAAATATTGGATATTGATAGGCTATCAATTGAGGGCTATATTCTTGCCGATATTTTTGCTGCTATCACTTCCGGGGAGCGTCACCCCATGGCGACGATGCGTGAGGGCGCTAGGAAGCAGAAAGCCTTAGAGGAACGTAAGGAACGCTATTTCAGGATCAAGGCTGAACGCGAACGCAAACTTGCGCTAGCGAAGGGGAAAACTTAACACAATATTTTTTGCGGGGCAGGCCATTGGTTTGCCCCGTCTTTTTTAATACTTTTATTATTTTAGTGAGGTTAGCATGTCAGCTATCGGTTATGCTTCTTTGCCGATCACGGTGTCCCTTCGGGGTATGAATGCGGCTATCAAGAAGCATCTAGAGGACCCTGTGAATAGTGCTGCAACGAAGGCGGGGAAGAAGATTCAGACCGAGCTCACCCTTGGCATTGATGGGTCGGCTAAGGCGTTTGAGCAGGCGAAACGCCGTGAAGCGCAGGCGCAGGAAAAAGTCAACCAGGCTATGCAAAAAACTGAGCAAGCCCAGGCTAAGGTTGAGACGAGCACGAAGCGGCTTGAGGCGGCGGAGAAGAACCTGGAGTCGGTGCGTGTCTCACAGAATTCTAAGGTTCAGGATGCTGAGGCTAAACTGCAATCATTACGCGATAGCAGTACCGCCACCACGGAACAACTGGAGTCTGCGGAGCGTAAACTTGAGGCGGCTAGGGCTAACCAGGACGCGAAAATTGCCCAAGCAGAAGCGAAGGTTTCCGCTGCTAGGCAGCAACAATTAGGGTCTGTGAGCGCGCTTGAGGGTGCGGAAACCGCCCTGTCGTCGGCGCGCGGTAGGGCTAGTGATGCTGCCGATAATGTGGCGGCTGCGCAGCGCCGTATGGCTGATGCTTCCGATGTGGGTTCCGCAAAAATGCAATCTTTGGGGGCCGTGTTTGATAGTGTGGCTGGCCAGGGCGCGGGCTTGTTTGGGCAGTTGGGGAAAGTGTCGGGGCTGCTTGCGGCTGGTTTGGGGCTTGCTGGTGGCGTGGGTTTCCTGAGCGAGGCCATTAAGGAAGGCCGGGAGTTCGATGGTGTGCTGGGTTCGCTTGGTGCCGTGACGGGTTCCACTGCGGAGCAGTTAGCGAAGGTGAAGCAGCATGCAAAGGATTTGGGTAATGATGAGTCCCTGGCTGGTACTTCCGCGGCATCGGCTGCTGATGCTATGCTTGCCTTGGCTAAGGGCGGCATGGATGTTTCTCAGGCTATGGACGCTGCTAAGGGGTCGATTCAGCTTGCCGGTGCTGCCCAGATCAGTGCTGGTGACGCCGCGGATTTACAGGTTGCTGCCCTGAACAGTTTCCACCTGGCAGCGGATCAGGCTACCCGTGTTGCGGACGTGCTTGCAAACACTGCAAACAACACGGCGACCACGGTCACAGACCTTGGCGAGGCCCTGAAAATGGCTGCCCCCACCGCGGCAACACTGGGTGTTTCCTTAGAAGACACTAACACCTATATTGGCTTGTTTGCTAACCAAGGCGTCAAGGGCACCATGGCAGGTACCGCTATGCGTTCCGCACTACTGTCTCTCACATCGCCTTCTAAGCAAGCGGCAAAAGCCCTAGAAAACATGGGTATCCAAGCATTTGATGCCGATGGCAAGTTCGTTGGCCTGAGAGAAATCACAATCCAGTTGCATGATGCCCAAGAACGCATGGGTGAGTCCGCATTCCTCGCCGAAGCTTCCACCGCGTTCGGACGCGAAGCCGTGTCGTTCGCCACCACCGCGGCAAGTAGTGGTGTTGAAGCGTTTGATAACCTACGTGGAAAAATGGATGCCGTCGGTACCGCTGGCGAGACTGCGGGGGCGAAACTTGGCGGCCTTAACGGCGCCATGGAACGCTGGGATAACGCCTTGTCAGACGCCAAATTACGCATCTATGAGGTGATTGCACCGCATCTTGAAGTGTGGATGGATCAATTAGGAAAATCTGTTGGTAGCGTTGCCGAGGCGTTCTCTAAAACTGTTGAATGGATTCGCCAACACAATGAACTTGTGGGCACGATTGCAGCTATGATTGGTGGCGTGATTGGTGCGTACACCATGCTGAAAGCGGTTCAGGCCGGGGTGTGGGCTGTTGGTGCTATCAGGAATTTCATGGTTTTACTTCAGGCGATGCCTGCCCTGCTAGCCGCACAGCGGGCCGGAACCTTGGCGGCCACAGCCGCTAACCTGGGGTTGACAGGCAGTTTCACAGGGTTGAACGCCGTGATGGCCATGAACCCGTTCATTGCATTGGGCTTGGCTATTGCTGCCGTGGTTGCTGGCCTAGTGTATTTTTTCACCCAAACCGAAACCGGTAAACGCCTTTGGGGTGAGTTCACAGACTTTCTTAAGAATGCTTGGGAAGGCGTCAAGGAAGGCTTGGCTAATATTGGGCAGTGGTTTAGTGAGAAATGGCAGGCAGCAACTGAAGGCTTGTCCTCACTGAAAGATAAGGTGACCAACACTTTTAACGAACTAGCGGGGCCTGTGAAAGACTTTGCTGGCAATGTTGGCACGTGGCTTAGTGAGGGTTGGGAAAACCTGAAAACCGGGGCTGGTGTGTTCAAGGACATCATCGGGGATGCTATTAGCAAAGGCTGGGAAAACGTTAAGGACATTTTCAGTGCCAGCATCGACACCGTGAAAGAAGTGTTTTCCGGCTTCTTCGTAGCCCTGGTAGATATTGTTACCGGTAACTGGGAGGATGTGCCCAAAGCGTTTGGCCGCATGTGGGATCACATTAAGGACATTTGGGGCGAGGCCGGGGAGAACATTAAGAACCGGTTTAATGAGTTTGCGGAGAATGTGAAGGGCAAGCTGGGGGCGTTCAAAGATGCGGCTGTGAATAAGATTAAGAACATGTGGGGGGATATTGTTCAGGGCTTCCACGCTGGTGTTGCCAAGGTTATTATCACGGTCACTGGCTGGAAGAATCAGTTTTTGACGCATCTTGCGGAGATGATTAGCAAGGGCCTGAAGTTTGCGCAAGAGTTCCCGGATAAGCTTAAGAATTTCTTCGCTAAGGCTGGTGCGTGGCTGGTCAATGCGGGTATCAATATTTTCACCGGTTTGCTTAATGGCCTGCGTGAGGGCTTCGCTAAGGTCATGAACTGGCTGGATGAGAAGGTTTCCGCTATCCAGGACAAGGTTTCCAGTGTAGCATCTTCGGCGTTTAGTATCAACACTGAGGGGTCGCGTCACGCTAATGGGGGTATTGTTGGGTATGCTCGTGGCGGTTTGGCTTTTGCTAAGGGTGGTGAGAATCACACTGCGACGATTGCGGCACCGGGGGAGTGGCGTGTGTGGGCTGAGCCTGAAACTGGTGGTGAGGCGTATATTCCGTTGGCCCCGGCTAAGCGGGCACGGTCTACCGCTATCCTGAGTAGGGTTGCTGATATTTTTGGTATGCGTTTGCAGGATAAGGCAACTGGTATGCCTGTGCAACCTACTTACACGGGTAATATTTATGGGGGCCAAAAGTTTGCTGAGGGTGGTGTTACTGGCCGTGACCTGGTGCGTTTTGCCCAGGGCTATTCTGTGAAGGGCTATCAGGCTTCCCGCCCGCTTGAGGGGGCACCGTATGTGTGGGGTGGCTCAAACTGGGGCGACTGTTCCGGCGCGATGAGCGCTTTCGCTGCCCTGGCTGCTGGCATAAACCCATTCCCCCGGTAGTTTGCTACCGGGAATCAGGGCGACTGGGGCGCTTCTCATGGTTTCCACAGGGGTGTTGGTGGCGCTAACACGTTCACCATGTGGTGGTTCAATGGCGGCCCGTGGGGTGGGCACACTGTTGGTAAAATCGACTATGGTTCCGGTAGTGTGTTTGTTGAAATGGGTGGCCAGCGGGGTAATGGCCAGCTTGGCGGTATGGCCGGCGCTAACCTGTCCCAGTTCACTGATGCAATGTTTATTAGGTTGCGTGGTGGCGGTCCGCAGTATTCTGCTGAAAAGTTCGAGGAAACCCTAGACCGTTTCGACGGCCTACCGGGCAAGATTGATGGCATCACCTATAGCCCCGATAGTGGTGGGTTCACCCTGGATTCGGGTGTTGCTACCACCCGTAGCGGGGATTCCACAGGTTCGGGTACCCCCGGCTGGGGGTCGGCTGCTGAGCTGCATAAGGCTTTGGCGAAGTTTTATGGCTTACAGGAAACTAAGAAGGGCACTGCGCTTACTGGTAGTGGCAACGAGTACACGGGTAGTGGGGTTGCTGGACCCAAAGAATTGGGTGACCCGTTAACGCTCGACCCTGACAAGGATGTTCCCTATGGTCAGCAGGGTAAGAAGCATAGTGGTTGGGGCCATGATTATTTCGTTCACGAAATTTCCCGGCGCGCAAAGGACTTCTCACTTTCTTCTAAGGGTGCAATGATCGGTGTTGCTACCGCTTTGGTGGAGTCTGGCGACCCCCTGAAAATGTTTGCAAACGCTAAGGTTCCCGGATCGTTGGCGTTCCGTCACGATGCTGTGGGTTCGGATCATGACAGTGTGGGCTTGTTCCAACAGCGCCAAGCCGGGTGGGGCACCCTCGCGGAACGCATGGATCCTTACAAATCGGCGGGCTTGTTCTATAAGGCCA